TGAACAAAAGAAGGTCCCTTAGGAACCTTCTTTGCTCTCTGGAGTGAAAATCCGAAGAGTTGAGACATTTAATTTACTAGTCTGTTATTAGTCCTACCTTATTTAGGCACTTTGTGGAAACTTATTTTCCAGGTCCTCTGAGAGCAACTTCCCAGTATTGTACTTGCATCTCTACAGTGAACTCTTCGATTGCATCATTGCTTCCGAAGTCTAGGTCAATAGCGGAGATATTTGTTGGGAATACATCAACAAATCTGTATGCTCTTAGTGGTGCATGTGGTGTACCTGACGCACTCTGACTTGTTGAACTTGTTGACTGAGTTGTAGGTGACGATGCATTTCTATCTAACTGAGTTACGAACATGTCAGCAAAGTAGTTATTAATATTTGTACCTGCTGAAGTAACGTTCTGACTGTATGCTTGGATAGATTCAGTCCACTTCTCAAACCCATCTCTTAGTTTGAAGTTCTTGTCGTTCATTATAGTGATTGTCCAAGGTTCAAAGGTGCGGTCTCCTGCAATCTTTAAAACTCTTCCTCTATAAGGAACTTCAACTGTACCTAACTGTGTTGCAGGAAGGTTCGCTGCTTTCACTGTAAACTTACCCAGTTCTGTTAGAGTAGTTCCGTTGGCAACAGTCGCTTCTGGGAAGTTCAAAGTACACTCAAACAGATTAGGTCTTGCGAAATCTGTAGCGACCTTTGATTTAAATTCTGAAATACTTGACATGTTAAAATCTCAATAAAATACGCCTTGTCCTATTATTTAGAACAAAGCGTATTTTCAGAGCTTATTTTCTCTTATTAGTTAGCAACTTCCGTGAACGCGACACCTGTACGAGTAGCGACGAAGGTTAGAGTAATGTAGTTAATAGTCCTTGTTGGTTTAACATAGATCTCTGCATTGAACTCTCCTCTGTCTACTGACTCAGGTGGGTTATTGCTTTCATCACACTTGACTAAGAAGTCTGTAACTCCTCTACGTCCTTGTACATCACGGAGATATGGTTCGACAATGTTAAGGAAGAATCCTCTTTGTGTCTCATCATTCTGCTCGAATAGTTGTGACTTAGCAGCACCAGAGATTACTCTCTCGATTGTTAGGAATAGACGTCTTACATTGATTCTATCAAATGCAGATGCAAATCCTTGAGCTGTCTTATCACCGAATAGTACGATACCTTGACCTGGGAATGAAACAACTGGGTTGATTCTAGCAGAGTATAGTCTATCACGCTGTGTCTTGTTAGGTGTGTATGCTAGTTTGATAGCGTTTCTAACAATTCCTCTTTGGAATCCTGCAGGTGAGAACCATGGTTCTGCAACTTCAGTTGTTTGTAAACATAGACCTGCTATGTCACCGTTACATGGAACGTATCTGTATACATCATTGTACTTGTCATAGATGTATTTGTATCCAGAATCAAATACGATGTAAGAACTTGAAGGTAACTGATCAAAGAATGAGATTAGATTATCTGTCTGTGTTGCTGCACTTGATACACCGATTAAGTTTCCTCTTCTTGGTGATACAAATAACATACAGTCTCTTCTCTCATCTACGATTGCTGCTAGTGCAGTAATCTTGGCAAGTGCTGCTGCATCGTCTGCACCAGATGGACCAGTTAGAATAAAGTCGATTGTCTGTGACTCAGGATCTTCTAGTAAACTGTAACCTGTAGTTACGTCACCTTGTGAAACTGTGTAACTACCACCAGAGTTTGCATAATCAACACCGTTGATTAGTCTGTAGTAGTATGTTGAGTTTCCTTTAGAACCTATAGTTGTGTCACCTGCAGGATAATTTGTTGAACCTGCTGAACTTAACAGTAGATCGAATGATGTAGTTCCTACTAATCCGAATGTACCAGTACCACTGTCTACATCAAATAGACCTGTTTCGTGCTCACCCCAGTAAACGTATTCAGATTTCTGCTGAATAACTTCAACGTAGAAGTTTGTTTCTCCTACAGATGATTTAGCATCGGATGCTTTTGATACTCCGACATATCTCTCAAGTAATGTTCCTGCATTACCTGTGATCTTACCGTCTACATCAATAACCAAGATGTGCATCTCATCTCTGAATCCACCATTGGCAGATGCATAAGATGAAGTTCCTGGTCTAGGAGCAACGTTTACCCACTTCTGTGTAGGTAGATACTCTCTTTCATCATACTCAACTCTTACTGAACTGATTGCAACAGCAGTAGAGTTTGTATCTGTTATGCTATCTGCTGCAGCAAAGTCGATACTTCCTTTATCTTTAACAATATATACTCTTCTTTCGATACCACCAGTTCCGATTACAGCAGTGTTAGAACCTTGAGTAACAGTCTGACCATCAGCAATGATACCAGTAATACCACCAGAAGGCATTCCAATTTCAATCTTTCCTGCTGCTGAGTCGTATGCTAATACGTTAACTGTTTGTGCAGAACCAGAAATACTGATTGTAGTTGTTGTTCCAGGAACGAATGATCCTACAACAGATCCAACTGTTAATAATACACTATACTTAAAGACCTTACCCGCAGCACCAGATGTAGCACTTAGTGCTTCAGTTGCAACGAACTCATGATCGTTACCAGATCCAGGAGCAGGGACAACAGCAATCTGATCAGCACCTGCGTCTGTGACGAAGATTCCGATTGAGTTTCCTTTAGCACCAGGGGTTCTTGCTGCCCACTTCCATGTGTTAGAACCGTTTAGGTATGTTGTTTCGTAGTCTTGTAAGTTTTTAATCTTAACTGCAGTACCTGTATTAACTGCATTCTTTAAGTTTGTGCTATCTACACGAACTGTTTTTAGTACTCCACCGTATGATAGGAACTGCGCTGCAGTATACCGATATTCATAGTTGTACTCGTTTGGTTCACCGAAAGTTGCTACAAGTTCTCTTTCTGAACCAATGTCCTTTATTTCCTCGACAGGACCTAGTTCAAAAGGTGCTGCAATTACCCCCGTGTTAGCGGTGGATAAAGTGGTAATAGTGGTCAGATCTCTTTCCTGTATAACAACTCCAGGACTGGATTGATTAGCTGCCATGTTAAATTTCTCCTTGGTAGGTCCGTAAATTCTGGTTGTCTATAAGATATTTATAAAAATGAAACTCTATCTATAGTCCCACATGTAAGATTTATCTCCATACTCCGCGACTTTCCAGACATCGCCCTGTGCGTCTTTGAATTGCTCTTCTCCCATACCATCATCTACGAACCCAAAAGGTGCCATATCCTGTTCTATTGACTCTCTTTGATCATCAAAAATCCGCGCACGAACATCGTTGTCATGCATCTCTTTAAAGAATGGTTGCATTGCCATCCATCCAAATATAACTAAACACATTGCTAGGTCATCATTACATCCATCTTCCGCTTGGAATGTAGAACCTTTTGCTATAAATGTAGTTAGTTCTGCTATCATATCATAGTCTGGTATTATAAGTTTATCTTCTTCTATCAATGCCTTTAAGTTAGAACACCCAACTTGCTTAGTGGCAGTTGACATCTTAAGACCTAGTTGTGTCTTCTTACCAGAAAATCCTTGTCCAAGTTGTTGCCCTGCTCTACCACGCATAGATGCCATAAGTAAGTTTTCATACTCTAGATCATACTGTATAATATCTGCTACCTGCCCACCAATATCATTTACTTCACATAAGATATATGCTTGATTAAAATTCTTTGCTACATCTACAATTAAGTTAGGTAGGACAATAGGTTTGATCTCATTGTTCTTATATCTTGCTACTACTTCATATGGTACAGTGCTTGTGTCTATCACAACGAATGCGGAATAGTCATGACCTACACCACGAGATACGTCTACAGTAACGACATACTCATGATCTTCCTCTCTGTTCTTATATAATGCTAGTCCTCTATTAGTCTTAATAGGATCATGGTATGCCATAGTCCTTAACTTACTTGGAGTTATTAGTGTATCAACAGAGCCCAGGAACTCACATTCAAACTCAACTTTAAACTGTGCCTCTGATGTGTTCTTAATAGTTTGTTCTTTCCAAACCTCGTCTCTACCAGGGACTTGTGACCAATGAACCTCAGTTGGGACATACTCATTTTGTTTACGCTCTGCATCATGCCAGAGTTTGTAAAACATGTTCATCCCATGAGGGGTTGATATAATAATAACTTTAGTATTCTTACCAGATGAAATTGTTGGATAAACAGAACTGAAAAACTGATCAGCGATATGATTCGGAACGAAAGCGAATTCGTCCAGAAATATAACGTTAAAGGACATACCGCGAACAGCACTAGCAGAAGTAGAAGCAGCGAGGATTTTACTCCCGTTTTCCAGTTCGAGTGACCCTTTGTTCCATCCGAGAATACCCTGTTGCAACCATTTAGGGAGATTCTCATAAGATAGTTGGAGGCGGCCCAACATTTCTCTTGCAGTTGCTGCTTTGTTTGCGAGGATTGCGACATTTACATTGTCATTGAATAGTACATACCATAGTAGATATGCTGTAACGATAGTAGATTTACCTGACTGACGAGGTAACTTTGCTATGTTGAATCTTTCTGCATGAAAACTTTCTACCATACTCTCTTGAAAGTCATACATTTTAAATGGTATGATACCTTCATCAAGAGATACGATCTTGATATACTTTCGGATAAAGTAAACAGGATTTTCTGCACACTTCAAGAACTCAGCAATCTGTTTCTTAGTAAACTTTTGAGAAACATTTGCCTTTTTTAAATTGGGGTTACCAAGATATAGTTCTTGTTTTACTGCCATTACTGTCCTTTAATTAAGAAATGTTTTTTGATGACAGTTACTTGATCTTCGTACTTAGCAATCATGTTGAGTTCGGTTTCGATTGCTTCCATGATATCTGAGTGCTCACCTATTCCAACAGGGTTGTTTAAGTAAACTTCTACATTCATTTTGTGTTTCTGTATATCTCCTTGAGCATGAGCAAGAAGAGCAGCGACCATTTTTTCTCTCATAGTTTGGGTTTGTCAAATAGTACATTCTGTATATATTTAGTTGCCCACGAATTATCAAACCATTGAGATAATACTGCTTCAGTTTTCTTATTTTTCATCTGTGATGTGCAGTACCATAACTGATCATCATACCTTCTCATAGTCTTTTGCCACCTAGTTTCTTTCTCTGCTGTCCTTACTATGTGACAGAATACTTCTAGGTAATCACTGCATAGTAATAGAAACTTATCATATTCATCTGTATCCAATCTTTGAAACCTACACCATGGTGAAAATATCTCACCCCACTCTGGCAAGTTTCTAGTTTTCTTAAAATTATATTTTATATTACCAAGATTATAGTTCACCTCATATACTGGTGATACATCAACTATAGCAGCAGTTACATTACCACCTGCCTGTACTATATCACATCCAAAGATAGGTATAGGATAGTATGGATCTGGGAATAAAACACAATGAAGTATTTCTATCTTACCAGTAGTTGCCCTTTCTACATGTAACTTTCTTAAACCAGGGCACTGCCACATGTGATTATAGATGGATACATTACCTGCATGTACCTCATCATAATCTGAAACAAGTTCTTCTATTTTAGATAGTCTAGTAATCTTTGATCTGATTAGAGATTCTAAATCAGAGCAGAGTCCCGAAACTACGTCTAATTTCACGGAGTGCATCTAAGTCCATATTTTTTGTACCTCCATCATATGCATGAGCATATCCTTCAGTAATCATCGTTTCATTGAGCGATATCTCTGAATCGCCAATGTACAACCAACCAAGCAAACGACCATACTTACCAACCCCACCTTTAAGTTCAGTTCGTATAGTGAGTTCATCATCTCCATCAATAGCACCCTCAAGTTTTTCTTTCATCCAGTTTGTAGCATCTATTCCCAATGCCTTTTCTTCCAAGTTCCTTGTTCTTTTCTCTGGCGTATCAACTCCTGCAATTCTAACTCTTTCTTTCTTGTATAGATCAAACCCAAGATCAATGGTAACGTCAATAGTATCGCCATCAACTACCCTGTTTATTTCCGTCACTCGGAAGTTGTAACAACTCTTCCTGCTTGGGGGTATCATTGCTCCCATCGTTCATCTCCGAATATGCATACTTCATTATATATGCGATGATAATAGTGACTGCTATTACCAATATTAACACCATTACATTTACAGAATGGACGACGGTCACACTTTTGCTTTCTCAATTAGATACTTTTCTTTTTGTGATCCTTTCTCAGCAGCATACAGTGCAAATGACTTAGTGGCAATCATTGCCATAATATGTTTGATGTTGTCGCTGTCATTCTCATCAAGAGGACCTGCTAGACCAATGAGTGCTCCTGTTACGATACCTAGTTCAACAAGCACTACAATAAAGATTAACTTTAATGCCCACTGTCCTGTGTTGAAAAATCTTTTTATTTGTTCTTTTGCGAATTTGGTCATAGTTTAATCTTCTAATAATACTTCATCAATATACTGAGGATGTTCTTTCAGAAAAGGAACATCTTGTTTAGCATGTTGCATTGCATCAAATGTGTTATCTGCATATTCACAGATTTCAAAGTGATGTCTTTGTTGGTCGTGATACCCTATAGTATAATGGGACATGATAGTTTCAACTCCATTTACTCTATTATTTATTTTGGTTTATGATCCTTCATTCCACCATGGTTACCGTCTCCTGGCAAAGCACCAGTAGCAATATAGGTAACTGCATCTACAGATCCCTGTAGTCTTGTTAAATCCTTTTCGAGTTTGACGTACTCATCATACCAACCTCTAATCTCTTCCTGTCTAGCAGTGAGTTGTTTAATACGTTTCTCAAAACGTGCCAGTAGTTGCTCTGGATTCTCTGTTGGTTTTGGTTCTTCGGAAGTGCGTAATTTCATTGATTTTCTCCATGGCAGCGTGAAGTTCTTTAGCATGTTGAACTTCGTCGTTACGAATCTCTACTATCCTAGCATCATTGGGATGATCTGTCAAGTATTTTTCATATGTATGTGCTGCATGATATTCAATCTTTTCATTGATATCATATGCATTTACTGGATCTATAGCGTAATAGATAACCATGATCCAATAATAAAGCAAGACCAAGTGTCTGGCAAATGCTCTATCAATCCAATACTGGCTTCCACCACGGGATTCCATTTCTTCAAGATGTTCTGTTTCATTGAGAGTTTGTTCAAAATGTTCTCTCATTAGATAGGTATGTTCTGGTCCTCTAAGACCCATACTTTCACGATAATGTAACACACTCATAAAAGCAAAATAGGGTGCACGAGCAATTTCCTCAAGCACCCAAAATCTTTGTATGTCTCTTCCTTTGTAAAGGAAATCTAATATAGCAACAGTAAAGTTCAATACTAGACTGTTAAATGCTCTCATACCCATGCGATCCTTGGTAAAACTAACAACAATAATCCAACCGTTCCAAACAGGATGCAGGATGATTTTAAGGGTAAGTCTTTCATAGTAATAGCAAATCTTTCACTATTATTTATAAGTATATTTACCTATATGTCGATACCCAGATGTGGGGGATCCTCACTCTCTATCCAATTTTTCCAAGACATTCCACTAGTGGATCCTTTGCATGGATTAATACACATTGGAGCATCAAGATCATTACACACTAAACCTGCTAAGTCATGTGGACATCCCATTTCTCCAGTTGTCCAATATAATTGTCCATCTAACCATGACGCATTGCAGTCAGGACAAACTTTAATCATAAAATAATAATACCGAT